GTACTTAGCGCCCTCCATTGTGGCTAAGACGTTGTACACAAGATGAATTTTATATCCAGCTTCAGATCCCTCAAGATCGTTACCAACCATGGTTCTATACGAGAAGCCAAAAGTTGAGGCTGGCTGATCCCAGAGATGAATACCATTCCTTATCTTTCGCCCGCCGCAGACTTCATCTAATTCTTCAGGGTGCGTTATTGCTGATACCCCCGCGGAGAATCCTTTTGAAGATTGAATATCAGAAATTTTGATACCGTCATAGAACACCGGATTTGTGGACTGCCCCAACTTCTCATTGATGGAAGTAATACCATTCCAAGGAACTGCGCTACCATCTTTGAAATACAGAACGGCTCGGTCAACGCCGGTCTCATAAACTTTTGACCCTGGTGTCGACCACGCTGAGGTTCTAAGATCCGGCATTGTTCACCTTCCTTCTATATGTCAGTCTGGGGCATCCGGTGTAGGTGAAAGTAAGTATTTAGTCGAGTTAACGTAAGCAATCGTAGCTTCTCTAATCTCATAGACACCAGCACCAAGGTCATTGATGATTCCGGGAGTATCCGTGCTAACGGTACATGTGCCATCACCATTGTCTGTCACATCGATGAAGTTGTCGTAAGCAGTAATGATGGCTAGAAGAGTGCTCATTGGCGGTAAGACCGGGGCAGTTAAAGTGGTCCCGTAAATATAGTCTTCTATGATTTGAACCAACCCTGGGGACGTCTTTGACGTATCAATGACTAGATGTGTTGAGGGTCGGTACATCTCAAGCTGTTCTGGGACCGCCACGAATTCCCATTCAAATTCGAGAAGATCTAAATCATCGCTAACAGTTTGGTATGAACGATCTGATACAGTAGCCGACACATTGTACACAAGGTGGAGTTTGTAACCAGCATCAGTGCCAGCTAGATCATTACCAACCATGGTTCTATAAGAGAAGCCAAAAGAAGATGGCGATTGATCCCCAAGATGAATGCCATTCCTGATTGATTCCCCACTACAAATTTCGTCCAACTCATCGGGATAGGTTATGGCCGAGACTGTAGCCGAAAACCCACTAGATGTTTGTGTCTGCGCCAGTTTTACTCCGTCATAAAAAGTGGCACCCGAAGACTGTCCAAAGTTCTCATTGACAGAAGTAAGCCCGTTCCAAGGAACAACTTCTCCGCTTCGCAGGTAAAGGACTCCTCGATCAATACCTGTTTCGAATACTTTTTGTCCTGGAAGATTCCATGATAGTACACCAACATCAGGCATGATACCTCCTTTTACCCGTTAGTCCCAAGCTCAGCTTTTCTTTGCGCGTTTAGATCGCGATTTCGTTGTGCAACTTCATGTCGCGGCATCTTCTTTTGCGGAGAGTTCTTGATGTTGCAGATCCGAACCAGAGCAAACAATCTATTGATGTGCCAGTTTTCACATTCGAATGGAATGTTGAAAGCTACCATCCAATAGTAAATTAGCTCTGACGTGATCACTTCTCCGCGGTAAGCATTTTGTTTAGGAAGAGACCCAAACGTTGTTGCAGATTGTGTAGATTCGATATACGCATTGATCTGCATAAGGTTCTCATTTGTCAACTGGTCAATGAGAATCCGGGGTATAGGTTGACCAACACCCATAAACATAATGTAATCTAAAATCTCTTCTGGGGATTTGTTAGATTCCAAGAAGGGCTTTTGGTATTTTGACTCCCATTTTGACACTGAGGCCAAAGAATGCTCAAGGTTTAACAAGAATCCTTCTGTCTCTTTGAACTCTTGTGATTCATCGTCGAAAAGCTCTTCGCCTTCCACAACTATTACTAGCATTCTTTGACCTCCGAGTCAAATGATTATCACGGGTTCCGAGTGAACGACCAATCGGTATCGGAAGCCGGGTCGATGGTGTATGCCGACGGATCGGTGGACTCTGCCGTGATACCAAGAGTAGCACCAGCGGTGCCGATGGTAACGGTGCCGGAGACAACCGCGTTGGTATCCGACCGACGGTAACGAACACCAGTCGTAGCCGTAAGGGTGATCTGCCCGTTGGTCGGGTTGAACCCAGGGTTCGGGACCATGACCAGGGCGGCAGTACCAAAGATACCAAGAACGGCATCCGGGGTAGGCAGCGTCGGGTTACCACCAACACCATACAGAAGGTTGGTGAGGGTGGTCAGATCCGTCGGGTTGACCACGGTGGAGTCAACAGTAATGAGGGCCGTGGCCTTCTTACCAGTGACAGCAACCGGGACCGTCATGATCTCCCAGCTGAACGTAATCGCCTCGGGCGAGTCGTTGATGGTGGTGTAAGCCTTCTCGGAAGGACTAGCCGTACAGCCGTAAACCAGGTGAATCTTGTAGCCATGATCGTCACCATCGACGTCATTGCCGACCTTGGTCTGGTACGAAAGACCAAACGATCCACGCGACTGCTGACCAACCGCAACACCGGCCACAGAGGTGTCCAACCCGTCAAACTGAGCGAACTCATCGGGGTAGGTAAATGCCTCAATCGTGGCTCCGAACTCCTCAGCGGAGATCAGGTTCAGGTACTTCTGGTTGTCGGCGTACTGGGCGCTTGCCTCAGCTCCACTAGGAGCCTCCGAAACGGAAACGAGGCCGTTCCAAGCAACACCGTCGGCGTAAACGCCGTTGACGTCGGGGATGTAGAGAACGCCTTTCTCGACACCGGTTTCATACTTCCGAGTGCCGGCAGCGTCCCAAATGAGCTGTGCCATTGTTAACTCCTTCTAGAAGAATAGTTGGTAAACATCGTGATTAAGTTTATCGGCCGCGAAGAAACGCGAGAAAATACAAGTAGGTAGGAGGGCCACTTTACCAGGAATCAGACTATCTGGATTCTGGTCAATGACGGTTACCTGATACTTGACTTTCACACCATACGGTCGATTGTCTGCGAATTCGGTGTCTGCGTTGTCACGTCCATAGACGATACAGGGATACTGCATCTGAACAGAGGGAGGCGGCTGGAAATAGACATTCTCGCTGCCTAGAAGGTCAACAAGAATGGCGTGTAGCTCAAGGCGTGGGGCCATTGTAGACACTCCCAAGACTAAGAATGAGACGGGGGCGCTGAACTTCGACTTCTGTCACGGTCCAGTTCACCCCCGCCCACTCTACGTATTTGATCCTCATGAAGTGTTCGATAGCATACCCATCAGCAATTATACTGATTGAGTTCCCCACAGAAATGTCGTCATTGAGCGACTCACCTGGGAGACCCTTGGCTGTATTACGAATCACGTCACCTTTACAAATATGCTCGGTGATACGATCTACGTGAACGCCAGGAGCCTCTTCAACGGCAATGCCGTATCCAACTTTTCCGCGGAACTTAGCCATCTTAACTCCTTATGATCAGTCGCGCGTGAAGGTCCAGCTGTCGTCCTCGCTGGTCGGGAAGTAGAAGCCAGAGGCCGGGGTTGCGTTGATGGTGACCGAAGCACCCGAAGCAATTGCCGTCTGCGCACCAGCGCTGAGGGTCGTTGCACCAATCTTGTACACAACACCAGTCTGGGCCGTGATGGTAGCAACACCGGTGGTGGTGTTGAACGCAGGCTCAGCCGGAGTAACCGCAACGTTGGCCGACGCGGTCTTGATGACTCGCATAGCCGCCTTCAGCTTAACCAGCGCACCCGAGCAACGGGTCTCAATCAGGTACTTGTACTGGTTGTAGTCGATGTCGAAGTCGTCGAACATGCCGACCTCGCCGCCCTTGGTAGCACCAACGAGGTAATCCACCGGGTTCACCAGAATGCAGACCAGATTGGCCTCCTCTTCCATGACCTCGACCGGAACGATCTCAGCCACGCGGAGCTCATCTGCAACCTCAGCCAGGTTCTTGTAGATGCGACGACCAAGCGTATCCTTCAGCAGGAGGAACTTGGCAATGTAGGTCTCCGTGGTGTACATGGTCGGGAGACCAGTACCACGCAGGAAGCGACGGTTGAGAACGATTGCGTCGATGATCTCCTGGACCGAGGAGCTGGCATCATCAATGTTAACAGTAACAGTGGTGGTGTACAGCTCGTTATCCAGGGCGATCGGACGGATGTTGTCCTCGTTGATCTTGTCGTCGGAACCACCGATACGACCGTCACCGATCAGAATGGCGCGAGCAAGCTCCTCGTCAAGCATGAGACGCATCTCACCCTTGAGCCACGCAACAATGTCGAAGTCAGTGATGTCGATCATGTCGTCACGATCGAGCTTCTGCTTCTTGTAGATGGTGGTCGGGGTGGTGGAGCGCTTCGACAGCTTGAAGAACTCTTCCTTCTTCAGGTTGCCCTTGATGTAACCCTTCGCACGGGCCTCTTCCTCAGTCAGGTCAGCCGAGAGAGTCTTGATGCGGCTGAACGGGCTCTTACGAACACCACTCAGAAGCTTCTCGACCCAATCGGTCCGACGACCAAACCACTCAGGGGTGTCGGTGACGGAAACGGCCTCGGGGAACAGCATGTCGATGTCGGTGATGCCGTGCTGCAGA